CGCCTGCGATTACGCTTTCCACCTCAATTACGGGGGTGCTTAAAGGTAACGGCACAGCGATCTCGGCTGCAACAGCAGGAACGGATTATGTAGCTCCTGGCGGTGCTTTAGGTACACCATCTTCAGGAACGCTCTCTAGTTGTACGGTAGACGGTACGAATCCAGTTGGGTTTAGGAATGTGCCTGTATCAAGCAACTCAACTAATACGCTTGTAGTTGGCGATGTCGGTAAGTTGCTATCGGTGAGTGCAGGCCAAACGGTTCCGAACTCAACCTTTGCTGCTGGCGATGTGGTGGTTATTTTTAACAACTCATCGTCATCCATCACGCTTACCATGTCAATAACGACCGCTTACATAGCAGGAACGGATACGGACAAAGCCACAATGACGCTAGCAACAAGAGGTGTGGCTACGATTCTGTTCATCTCTGGTACGGTTTGTGTTGTTTCTGGGAACGTGTCATGACAGGTATTTTGTCTGTCCTAATTGGACAAGTATTTGCTGGAGGCGGTGGTGGTGGATTCACCGTCGTCCAAACCTTTACCGCTACGTCTACTTGGACTTGCCCTACTGGGGTGACAGAGGTTGAGTATTTGGTTGTGGCTGGTGGTGGGGGTGGGGGTTCAATTGCCGGTGGTGGTGGAGGGGGTTTTAGGACAGGAACAGGGTTGGCTGTATCAGCCGGTGACTACACGGTTACTGTCGGCGGTGGAGGAAGCGGCAGCACTGGTAATAGTGGCGGTACAGGAACAATAGGTCAAAACTCCATTTTCTCTACAGTTACATCAACCGGAGGAGGCGGCGGCGCAAATGCAGCTTATGTACCAGCGGGTGCGCCAAATAATTATCAAGCTGGCGGAAACGGTGGTTCTGGCGGAGGTGGTTTTTCGTCAACATTAGCTCCCTCTGGTTCAAATGGCCCTGGTGGATTAGGTAATACGCCTTCAGTATCACCAGCGCCGGCTCAAGGTTATGCTGGAGGTACAGGTCTCAGGGGGTCTGGTACTTATTTTGCTGGCGCAGGGGGCGGCGGCGCAAATAGCTCTACGGGCCTCGGGTCTGATGGAGCGTCAGGCAGTTCAGCGTCAACCGCTTATGGCGGTAATGGCGGTAATGGTGCGTCATCTTCCATATCAGGAAGTTCTGTAACTTATGCCGGTGGCGGTGGAGGAGGCAAAGAAGGAGCAGGAACGGTTGGAACCGGCGTGGCCGGAGGGTCTGGCGCAGGAGGATCGGGCGGAGGTGGCCCTGGTAATGTCAACGGTGGAAACGGAACAGCAGGTTCTGTAAATCTTGGTGGTGGGGGTGGCGGTGGTTCTGGGGCAAGTACAACGGGTGGAACGGGCGGCTCTGGTATCGTCATCCTAAAGTACACCGTACCATAATTAACATTATGAATAAAAAAATTTACAAATTTTTAGGCATCGACACAGCCATGCACCTGCTTCGTCCTGGTGCTAAATGGGAAATCAGCAATAACGTCTTTACACGTTGGGATGATCCACGGCCTTGTCCGAGCATTGAAGAGGTCTACTGGGTGATCGACAAGATCAGAGAGTTTGAGGACAGCATCCCTACGATCTACACCGACGAGCAACTCAAAGAAATGGGCATCAAACAAAAGGAAATTGAAGATGCAATTGCATAATCTCTTTCCGACTCCTGTTGGCTTTGCTGAACTCGGCAGACCCTTGTCAGATGAGGAGCTGTTCTTCATCCGTGAGCTACAGACAAGGCCGAATCAGGGAAACACCACAAGCACTGATAACTTCGTACTTCGCAGCCCTGTACTGACGAACCTAAGATCGTTCATAGAGGATGCCGTAGGCGAATACTTCAAGTCCACAGTCAATCCTAAGCACAACGTATCCTTAAGAGTCACGCAAAGCTGGTGCAACTACAGCGAGCAAGGTCAGTACCACCACAAACACGCCCATCCTAATTCGTACATCTCAGGTGTGTTCTATGTTCAGACCAACCCTGATGACAGGATTTACTTCTACAAAGATGGCTGGCAGCAGATCAAGTTTCCGCCTGAGCAGTGGAACCCGTATAACTCTGAGAGCTGGTGGTTTGAGGCTTATGCTGGCAGGCTGATTCTCTTTCCTTCGTCGCTGACACATATGGTTCCTGAAGTCAGGGGCGAAGACACAAGAATCTCACTTAGTTTTAATACCTTCCCTGTCGGTGTCGTTGGGGAAGAGATGGATTTAACCGGATTGAAATTGGAGGCATGATGGCGCACTTTGCCCGCATTGATGAGAACGGTGTCGTACAGCAGGTTGTCGTTGTTGATAACAAGGACACTTCAGACGCTAGCGGTGTTGAGAAAGAACATATCGGTGCTGCACATCTTGAAAAGATCCTCGGTGGAACGTGGAAGCAGACAAGCTACAACGGCAACATCAGGAAGAACTACGCAGGGATTGGTTACACCTACAGGTCAGACATTGATGCCTTTGTACCGCCACAGCCATTTCCATCTTGGACGCTAAACGCAGATGCACAGTGGGAACCTCCAGTAGCTATGCCAACGGACGGTGCGATGTACACATGGGATGAAGAAACCACTTCTTGGGTAGCACAAAATGGCTAACACCATCAACGCCACGTCAGGCGTAGGCATAGTCTCTACGGCAGACAATACCAACATCCTCACGCTACAGACCAATGGCACAAACGGTCTGACCATAGACGCTTCTCAAAACGTATCGTTTGCTAATCAGCTATCGCTTGGTGTTAGCGGTACCACGATGCAGTTAAAACTGTCTGCCGCAGCAGAGACGGTAACGATTGCAGCAACAGCGGCCACAGGTACGGTTAACTTTGACGTATCTACGCAGTCTATTCTGTACTACACAAGCAATGCCTCTGCTAACTGGACGTTGAACATTCGTGGGTCTAGTTCGGTAACGCTTAATAGCATCATGGCTACAGGCCAGAGCGTGACGGTAACCCACTTGGTAACTCAAGGTGGTACGGCTTACTACAACTCAGCGGTTACGGTAGACGGCAGTAGCGTTACGCCTAAGTGGTCTGGTGGTTCTGCGCCTAGTGCTGGAAACGCCAATAGCGTAGACGTTTACACATACACGATTATCAAGACGGGTAGTGGTTCGTTCACGGTCTTTGCAAGCCAAACACGGTACGCATAATGCCCATCCTGTCTGCATTCGGTGCTGCTAAAGCAATAGGTGTTGCAGGCAATCCGCTTGTACAGAACTACTCCTATGATTTTAATAGCGGGGTTGTTACCTATCCAACCAATGCAGCGTTTGCTGTTGGCTCCAATGATTTTTCCATTGAATGCTTTGTTTACTTAGACGCTGCTCCTGCTATATCGGCTCCGGTTCTAGACTTTGGATTCAGAACGACGTTAGGCACTACATACAATTTGAGATGTCAGTTTTACATTGATTCAAATAGACGCTTAGTTTTTGTTAGAAATTTGAACACTTCAATACAAACTGTTAGTGGCACAAACCCTCAGATTTCTTTGTCAACTTGGACTTATATTGCTTGTTCGCGTGTGTCAGGTACGTTAAAGATGTTTGTAGGAACGACTCAAGTGGCGTCTACTTTAGTCGGCGGTACTATACAAACGGCTGCCGCACCGCCAACAATTGGCAATGGTTCTGTGCAAACAAGCAGATACATTGACGGCAAAATCAGCAACCTAAGATTTAACGTCGGTTCAGGGTTTACCTCTGCAACCATACCTACGCAACCTTTGACTGCTGTGGCGACAACAAAGATACTTACTTGTCAGTCGGCTACGATCAAAGACAATAGCGTGGCTAATGCTGGTGGGCCGTGGTCTATCACTAGCTCTGGCGTTACTGTTTCTGGCTCTAGTCCGTTTTAATATGTTTGATCTTCTATCAGGTGGTTTATTGGGATCTGTAGTTGGCGGTATTTTTCGTCTAGCCCCAGAAATCCTTAAGTTCCTTGATAAGAAGAACGAGCGGCAACATGAGCTATCCATGTTCCGGCTCCAAACAGACTTAGAGAAGTTGCGCGGTGAGTTTAAGGTGGAGGAAAAGTATGTTGACTACTCGGTTCAACAACTGGATACCATCAAAAGCGCGTTTCAAGAGCAGGCTGAAACGGCTAAAGCAGCGGGTCCAATGGTGGCTGCTATCTCGGCGCTGGTTCGTCCGGGCATCACTTGGTGTCTCTTCTTTATGTATGCGGCAGTCAAGGCGGCTGCGATTGTTATGGCATTCCAGACGGGTGCGGAGTGGACTGAGGTTGTAACGAAGTGCTGGGACGAGGATGATTTTGGCCTGTTTACGATGGTGCTTACGTACTGGTTTGTTTCAAGAAGCTTGGAAAAATACCGTAAGACATGAACCATGAGCAATTCATTGAACTTGTCAGAATACGTGCAGATGTTGAGGCGCAATTACGGTTCATTGAAGAACAGCGGCGAATCATTGCCGAGCAAACCAGAAGAATCCTTGAACCCCTTGGACGCCGCGAAGCAGATAGCCAAGGAGAATCTGATCAAACCTTTTGAGGGCTTGGCAAAGCGTTTGCCTGATGGAAGAGTTCAAGCTTATCCCGACCCTGGTACCCGTGGACATCCTTGGACCATTGGATGGGGAGCCACAGGGCCAGACATCAACCCCGGAACCGTCTGGACGATGGAGCAATGTGAAAACGCCTTGGACCATCATGTGGAGTATTTTGTCAGAGGTCTGGTAAAGCTATCGCCTACCATTCAAACTGCACTGCCAAGACGCATTGCCGCAGTCACTAGCTGGGTCTACAATTGTGGCCTAGGGAACTACCGAGTTTCCACGTTCAAGAAACGTATTGATGCGGGGGATTGGAATGGTGCAGCCGATCAGTGCATATTATGGAATAAAGCTGCCGGTCGAGTTCTTCCAGGCCTCACGCGCCGTCGCGCTGCTGAAGCTGCATTGATGAGGTGAGCCGTGCCTTTACAAAAGATACTTAATCGCCCTGGGGTCAACCGAGAAAATACCCGCTATACAAATGAAAACGGTTGGTTTGTCTCGGACAAGGTGCGGTTCCGCCAAGGAACGCCAGAGAAGATTGGCGGCTGGGCTAGGATCTCATCCAATACATTCTTAGGTACATGCCGGTCATTATGGAACTGGGTAACGCTTACGGCTAACAATCTAATGGGCTGCGGCACCAGTGCTAAGTATTACATTGAGAGCGGCGGCGTATACAACGACATTACACCGATACGCCAATATAGTTACAGCACGACGCTTACAAACCCATTCGCCACGACCAACGCGCAAAATACCATCACCGTTACTGATACGGACCATGGCGCTCAGGCCGGATCTTTGGTTTACTTTGCCGGGTCATCAGCGGTTGGCGGCATACCTGCGGCAGAGATTAATACCCGTCATGTCATTACATCGATCACAGATGCTAATACTTATGTAATTACTGTAGCAACGGCTGCTACATCAACAGCATCTGGCGGCGGTACGGTAACGGCTGAGTACTTTATTAATGGCAGGCTCTTAGGTTCTAATCCATTTGCAACGACAAATGGAAGTAACGTAGTCACGGTTACTGCATCCGGCCATGGCGGGCAGACAGGTGATTATGTCACAATCTCTGGTGCATCGACATTTGCAAACGTAGATATGAACGGTGAGTTCACAATCACTGTTATTGATGCAAATAGCTACACCGTCAACGCTACAACCAACGCATCTTCAACAACATCTGGCGGCGGATCTGCTGTTCGTGCCACCTATCAAATTACCATTGGGCCACAAGATCAGGTTGCTCAAGTAGGCTGGGGCGCTGGATCGTGGGGTTCTGGCAAGTGGGGTGGTGTAGGTACATTCGTGCCAGATGCACTGCGCTTATGGTCAGCCATGAACTTCGGTGAAGATCTTGTGTTTGCGCCACGTGGCGGAGCGGTGTACTACTGGGATGCAACAAATGGTTTAGGCACAAGAGGCGTGGATATTGCGACGCTTCCTGGGGCGCTAGATGTTCCTGTTGTACAGAACCTAGTGTTTGTATCTGATGTATATAGGTTTGTATTTTGCTTTGGGTCTAATGATGTAGGTTCATCCGTTCAAGATCCTATGCTCATACGTTGGGCGGATCAGGAGTCTGTAACCGACTGGCTTCCGACCGCTGCCAACCAAGCAGGGTCATTACGCCTATCCCATGGCTCCAAGATTATTGCTGCGGTGCAAACAAGGCAAGAGATTCTTGTATGGACGGATACGTCACTGTACTCATTGCAGTATCTAGGTGCGCCACTGGTGTGGGGTGCTCAACTACTTGGCGATAATCTTTCCATCGTTGGGCCAAACGCACCGTCAGTAGCGTCAGGTATTGTGTATTGGATGGGCGTTGACAAGTTCTATATGTACGACGGCCGGGTGCAGACGCTCCAGTGTGACCTGAGGAAATATGTATTCCAAGACATCAACGCTACACAGTACTTAGCGTATTTCTCAGGAACGATTGAGGGCTTTAATGAGGTCTGGTGGTTTTATGCCTCACAGAACTCATCAACCATCGATCGGTATGTGGTGTACAACTACCTAGAGAGAATCTGGTACTACGGCACCATGGCACGAACCGCATGGTTTGACGCAGTGCTACGTGACTACCCACAGGCGGCGACCTACAGTAACAACCTGGTTAACCATGAGTTTGGCAATGATGACAATGTAAGCGGGATACCGCAGCCGATTACGGCATACATTGAATCTGCTGAATTTGACATCCAAGACGGCCATAACATTGGCTTTGTGTACCGTGTATTGCCGGACATTACATTCACTGGGACAAGTTCAAGCAATCCAAATCCATCAGTAACCATGACGCTTATACCTATGATGAACTCAGGTTCTGGGTATAACAGTCCACAGTCCCATGGCGGGTCGAGTTCTGCCGCGGTTGCGCGTACATCAACTGCGGTAATTGAACAATTTACCGGGCAGATCTATACAAGAGTGCGTGGGCGTCAGTTGATCTTTAAGGTGGAATCAACAGACCTTGGAAGTGCATGGCAGTTAGGTGCGCCGCGTCTCGACATCAGGCCGGACGGCCGGGCTACTGGTACTGGCGCATGAAATACCTTGATAGTCCTCAGCCTCCGAACCTTCCTTATGCGCCGCCGGATTGGAGTCCGCAGTATCAGGAGCAGTTTAATAATGTACTTAGACTGTACTTCAACAGGCTTTCTAACGTAACGAAGAACCTGCTAGGTCCAGAGGGCGGGCAGTTTCTTAATATACCGTTTGGTGCTTTTTACGATACAACGGATCAAACCGCAGCATCTACAACGACGGCATATCCGATAACGATTAACTCAACAACGCTTGCTAATAATGTATCTATTGTGGATAGCAGCAAGCTAACATTTGCGGTTGAGGGTGTATATAACATCCAGTTCAGTATCCAGCTGTCTAACAATGACAATGCTACGCAGGATATTGACATTTGGTTTACTAAGAATGGTAGTGATATAGCAAACTCAAACAGTAGATTTGGTCTGGCCCCTAGAAAATCTGCTGGAGATCCGTATCATGTTATTGGTAGCTTGAATTTTGTTGACTCATTTCAAGCGGAAGATTATGTAGAGTTGTATTGGCGTTCAAGTAATACGAATGCTTATATTGAATATTATTCAGCACCGTCCAGTCCAACTAGGCCGGCCATACCGTCGGTCATACTGACGGCAACTTTTGTTTCTTCAGTACCGGAGTAAGCCATGGACGATTACACAGACGTCTGGAATGATTTTCTCACTGACTACGATTTAGAAAATGCAAATGATGCGTACACAACGGATGATTCTGCGAATACAGGCGGTACAGATGTCATTGATGAATACAATTCAACGGGTGGGGCTGGAACTCAAATTCCCGGCGGCGGAAGTGCCGGTTCGCCAAGTACGACTACGACTACTACAGGCGGCGGCGACAATATCCTTTCTAGGTTTCTCTCAGGCACCGCAAGCAATGCAGACAAGTCGCTACTAACGCTTGGTTTTGGTATTGCATCATTAGCATCTGCGCTAAGAAACAAACCACCTGCTGTCAAGATGCCTGTGTACAAAGAGGCTCCGGTATACAACCGTGCTCTTACAGCGCCCATGCTTCCACCGCAGCCACCTACACAAAAGTCTGCTTCTGGACAGAATATCTACAACCCCATGGTTGGTCTGCCCTTGTTCTTTAATCCCAATCCTTTCCAGTTCAATCCAACCGAAGCCGCCAAAAGGTATGGCCCGACACCAGAGCAAATTGAAGCTGGACAACAAGGATACACACAGGGATTGGAAGGACTGTATCAATCACTAGGACCGCAGCCTGCGATAGTTATGGAGACAGCTACTGGAGCAACGGGTGGATCAGTAGATGATTTGATGGTTGGTTATGCACAAGGTGGCGATATTACTGAAGGAAGGTACTTGCGTGGACTCGGCGATGGAATGTCTGATGACATACATGCTTTCATAGAAGGTGGATCTACTGGTGAAGGGCAGCCGGCTCGGTTGGCGCGTAATGAGTTTGTTATTCCTGCTGATGTGGTATCAGATCTTGGTAACGGGTCATCGGATGCAGGTGCTGAGATGCTGTACGAAATGATGGAGCGAGTACGCAAAGCCCGTCACGGTACGAATAAACAGCCGCCGGCAATAAAACCTAGTAAGGTAATGCCTGCATGAACGGATTTGATCGGGAGTGGGAACGCTGTAGCCCATGGTTACAGGCCGCGCTTGATCACGGAGGTAATTTGTTTTCGTTAGAAGATGTAAAGGCTGCTGTACTTAGTGAGAAGGCGATATTCCTTCCAGGTTTTGAGGCAGCGGTTGTGGCAGAAATTCGGGTTTACCCGCAGAAAAAGATTTACAACTGCTGGCTTGCTGGCGGTAGCTTAGAGGAACTCAAGCTTGGCTTTGCGCCTGCTATACGAAGGTATGCAAAGAAAGCTGGATGTGATGCAATTACGATCCAAGGACGACCCGGTTGGCGACGTGTATTTAACATGCGTGAGCGGGGTGTAGTTTTAACTGAAGAGGTGGTCAAATGAGCCTGGGCGGACCTTCAACAACTGTTACGCAAAGCGCACCAGAGTATCAACTTCCGTATATCTCTGACCTATATCGTATGGGTCAGCAGATTGCCTATACACCGTATACACCGTACACCATGCCAAGGACAGCGGAGACATCCGGCTTGTACCAGCAAGGTGTTGAAGCAGCGCAGAAAACAGCCATGGCGCCCGGCATTCTTGGCAACATCAATGTAGGCGGGCAGAACGTCGGCGTCATGCAGGCGTACATGAATCCGTACCAGCAAGCGGTTACGGATGTTGCTAAGCAAGCAGCGGTACGTGATTACCAAACCGGTCTTAATAACTTGCGTAGCCAAGCGGCGGCGCGTGGTGCTTTTGGTGGATCCCGCCAGGCGATCATGGAATCAGAGGCCATGCGTAATTTAGGTACGCAACTTGGCAATATCCAGATGCAAGGGTCTGCTCAAGCGTTTGATAAGGCAGGCCAGTTGTATCAACAGGATATAGCGAATCAGCAGCAGAAAGCACAGACTTTGCAGCAGCTTGGATTAGCAGATGAGGCAAGGCGCCAGAGAGATCTTGATCTGATGTATCAAGAGTTTGAGAAGCAGCGTTTGTACCCACAGACGCAGGCAGAGGCTTATAAGTCTATTATCTTTGGCCAGCAGCAGTCACCCACGGCGTCTTATTACAATGCGCCTGCTAATCCGTTTGTACAGACCATGGGTCTTGCTGGATTGCTGTATGGAGGAATGCGATGACTACAACCATGGCTCAACCGGGCTTGGCTCCAGATATTAATCTTCTGGAGGCGATGGATATATTCAAGAACTTTCCTGATGAAGAGCTTCCAAACTATCGCAATGATCCAAAGTTAGCACTTGTTGCGGCTGCGGAGATGGATAGGCGTTTGCGTATTCGCAAGGACTTCGAGGCAAAGCAACAAAAGCCATCTGGCCCAATCATCGATCAGTTGCAACAACAATTGATGGCGCCTCCCATGCAGCAACCCATGGGCCAACCGATGCAACCCATGGGCCAACCAATGCAGCAGCCTATGGGTCAACCTATGGCGCAGACGGAGATGCCACAACAAGGTCTTGGTGCGCTTGTTCCTGGTATGGCGCAGGGCGGTCCTGTTGCGTTTCAGTTTGGCGGGGGTGTTGGCCCAGAGTTTAGTGCGTATTTCCCGCAGGAAGAAGAAAAAGAGTTAAAGGTACCTGCCTACATTAACGGAAAAAGGGTAATGGCAACACCTGCCGAGTTACGTGCGGCCGGCTACCCCGAATCTACGATACAACAACGTGTCCAAGAAACCTCACCCAAACCTGCGCCGGTAGCTGCTGCAAAACCTGCGGAACAAAAGCCGGCAGATCAAACACAGGGTCAGAACGCGCAGCTTAATAATCTAATTGCCTCTATTCTTGCAAACAGACAGCCCACTACTCCTGCTGCTCCAGCAGCTCCGTCACTTGGCGGTCTGGCTTCTATGGCAAAAGATTACATACCAGAAATTAACCCGCCAATGAGTCCAGAGCAGAGAAGACAACTTGAAGATGAAGAAGCTGCAAGGACGAAGCAACGCTTTCCTGATACTGTAAGCCCAATAATGGCTGAGCTTGCACAAGCAGCAGGTCAGCAGGTATCTCCAGAAGAAGCAAGACGTCGCGCCTTTATGAAGGCTGGTATTGCAGGACTGGGGTATCAGGGCCGAGATTTTGGCGCGGGTTTAGCAGGAATGCTTGAGGGTTATCAAGGAACCAAAGAAAGTATTGAGGCTGCTAATAAAGAAGCCAAGATGAATCAACTTAAGGCGCGATTAGCAGGAGAGCAATACAAAGACGCCTTAAAACGCAAAGACTTTGAAAGTGCCCGAAAGTACGCTGAAGAACAAGCTATGTATCAAGAAAAGGCTGTTGATGCTCGCAATCAGTTTAAGAGAGATACTCTTGGCATCATGGCTGCGGTTAAGGGTCTAACCAAGCCGGACAAAGTCGCTGGCGCCGCAGAGACGAAAGGCGGCATGACTCCAAAGATTCTTTCAGATATTCGGGAGAAAGCTATTGAGCGTGCACAGCCAGAATTGCAGAGGCTCGATAATGAGTTTGACAAACGAACTGACGAAATGTTCTGGTCCTCATCTAAGCTTCCAAAGGCATGGCGTTCTGGCTCAGATGAAAAATCGAGGAAGGCTCAAGAGGATTATGCTGAACGCAGAAAGCAGATTCTCGATAAATACACAAACGAAGTACTTGATGTATTTAGAACTGTGAACCCTCTTGTCATAACGAAAGAACAAGCTCAAGCGATAGCCAGCGGTAAGAAATAAGGGGCAGATAAATGCCGATATTCCAGATACCTGGCGTAGGTCCGGTCAGCCTGCCTGATGGTCTTCGAGAAGATGAATACGAAAAGGTTGTAAGAAGGCTTGTCGAGTCATCTGGCGTCGGCCAAGAAACTAGCGCCAGAGCTCCGTATACAGGCGGTGAGCTATTCAAGTCCGCCGCCGGGCGGACGCTACAGCAGATGGGCGCTGGTGCGATGTATGACTTACCGGCCTTTGGACTTGCTGCGCTTGCCAAGCTAGGCTTTGGCGGGGCAGAGGATAAGGCGATAGAGTTTCTACAGAAGGGTAAGCAGCGCTACGCAGAGATAGAGCGAGACTTTCCTACGCAATACAGGGATGTCACGAAACTTCAAGGTCCCGGCGAATATATCGGATTTGGTATAGAAAAGGCTGGAGAGGCGCTACCTCAAATAGCAACGGCTTTACTTCCTGGTGGCGCAGCAGCGTTTGCATCACGGAATGCAGCCAAGCTTGCGGGTCAGGAAGCCATGAAAGCTGGATTGCAGAGAGGGTTGCCTGCTGCACTAGCAGAGCGTGAGGCTGCTGCCGCGTATAGTCGATTGCTGGCCGGTCGCGCAGGTGCTGCAACCGTTGGAACTTCTTACGCACAAACAGCGCCAGATTCATTTAGGGAAATTTATGAGGCTACTGGGCAGATGGACCCTGGCCTTGCGGCTGTTTCTGGTGGTGCTAACTCATTACTTGAGAGTTACATACCTTCAAAAATACTTGGTCAATTAGGTGGTTATGGTCGACTCAAGCTTGTTGAAAAAACACTGGAGCGCGGCGGTTTTGCAAAAGAAGCTTCCAAGGTCGCCGCTAAAGCAGCTTTTGTAAGCGCACAAGAAGGCCTGACTGAGGTAGCGCAAGATCTTGTTAACGGCCTTGCGATCAAAACAATTGACGCTAACTACGACATTTTCTCACCAGAGAACATCAACAAGTATATTAATTCCTGGGCCGCTGGTGCTATTGGATCTCTAGGTCCTGCCGCAGTCGGTGCTGTTGCAGATCGCACTAGACCAGTGCAAGCACTACCGGAAACTCCGCCACGTGGCGGAGTTATTCCACCTGTCACTCCACCAGTACAGACTGTTGCACCGCAGCAAGTTGGTGCAGTGCAGCAAACTACACCGCAAGCTATACCTCAAGCTGCTCAACCTGTACAGCAACCCGTACAGCAGCCTGCGCCAGAAGTTGTGCCACAAGTTACACCGGCAGTAACACAGGCAGTTACACAAGCTGCACCAGTGCAAACAGTGCCGCCAGTAACGCAAGCAATACAACAAGCTGCGCCACAGGTTGCTCAACCTCAAGTAACACCTCAAGTTCCTGCTGTAACTCAAGCGCCTACACCAGCACCTACACAGGCGCCTACCCCGGCGCCCACAGTGGCACCGACGCCCGCACCTACTCTAGCGCCTACTCCGGCTCCATTGCCAGCGCCTACGGCTATACCCGCTGTTACCCCTGCTGTTACCCAAGCACCTGCGTTGCCAGCGCCTGAAGCTACAGTGCCGCCGGTTACACAAGCTTTGCCTGCGCCTACACCAGAGCCTGGTCCGCCGCCATTTGTCGAGCCGCCGCCAGAGACAGGTCCTGCGCCGTTACCAGAAGAGGTTGCACCTTTATACGAGTACGAAAAAGAGTTGCTTGGACAACGCAAGGCATTAGAAAAAGGCAAAGGAAGTTTATGGTCTGCGCTTAAGGGAAGAATCTCTTATGAAGATATAAAGGATGCATCGCCTGATGTAGAGTTCCGCACGCTGGCGGGCAAGCCAACCAATCCTAATTACAAGGGATTGGATCTTATGGTTAAAGATGGTGACCTTGATGCGTGGTTGCCGGCTGAGCTGCAAAGTACAAACTTTGACCGAGATCCAACTTTAGAAACGGCTGCGGCTAATGCAATCAAGGAGCGTCTTGCTAACAAAGATTTGTTAACGGATGCAACCAAAGAAGAGCTACAGCGAATTGACTACGAGTTAGAGCAGATCATTCCGCTTATTAGGGAGTACGAACTTGAACTTGAACAAGAGCTTGAAATTACCGAAGCCGCCGAAGCCGCCCAGCGCGAAAGGCTCGATGCTGAACAAGCTGCGCTTCAAGAAAGCTTGGCAGCAGCTATCCCCAAGGGCGAAGCGGGAGTTGCTAGACCTAGCGAAGCTGCCGGACAGCGTCCTGTTCCCCAAGTCACCCAAGCCGTAACTGCTCCGCCTACCGTACCGAAAGTAACTGCGACAAAGCCGCCTGTCGTCGCCACAACAAAGACAAAAGATTATTTGCGGGACGATAAAGGCGAGCCGTTGGTGTTGTATCACGGTACAAATAAGAATTTTTCTACATTTAACTTACCCCCCGACGAAACCGGGAAGCCTAGAGCGATATTTGTTACCCCAGATGTAAATACTGCAAACAGGTTTGCAGCTAATAACATGATGTATAGCCCTGAATTGGATCAGCCTGTTACAGAAGGGGCTCAAGTCATTCCCGTCCGCCTAAAAGTTTCCGACATTTTTGATTATAAAAACAAAAACCATCTAAACAAATTACTTAGAGATATTGATCCATACGATAAAAAACGAATTAAAGAAGGGGTTCAAAACGAGTACACCACATGGAAAGTTCTTGAAGATTACATAGGTGTTATGCAAGATCTAGGGTTTGATGGGGTGTATGTTGATGAAGCAGGAATAAGAAACATTGCGGTATTTGACCCCGAAAGTATTGAATTCGCTGTAGGAAAAACTAAACCCAAAAAAGAAACCCCCAGTGTCACTACGCCCCCTGTAACTGTCCCTCCTGTAGTGCCAAGAGGAGCAACCAAAGAAGAGCGAGATATGTTTACCCAGTTCAGAGATGAGCTGGATAGGATTGGCCTGAAAGATTTGAACTTAGAGTTCATCCGCCCGAAGAAAACCAAGAAAGGTTATACCGTGGGCGAGATGGCTACCTACGTTACAAGAGATATCGGCGCCACCGGCAACGAAACCCTTAAGGTAACTGGCAGGCTGTTACGTGTAGCCATTGATTTCGCCAAGCGTACTAAGTCATCAACAGCACAGAACCCAGAGCGGATCAAGAGAACCTTGCATCACGAGGTGATCCATGCGCTGCGGTCGATGAATCTATTTACCGCGGATGAGTGGCGGATTCTTTCAGAAGCTTCTGAAAGAGACTGGGTCAAGCGCAAGTGGCCAGACGACCATGGCATGACGGTCGAACAGATCTATCGTAAAGAGTCTAAGGATACGAGGCTTGAAGAGGGTGTGGCCAGGGCGTTTGAGTATTACACCCGTGGTGAGTTCCGGCCGGCGGGTGCTGTGGCTAGGATCTTTCAGAAGACCAAGGAGTTCTTCCAGAAGCTTGCTGACTATGCCATGGGGCTTGGCATTACCGAGACAGAGGCAGAAGTCTTTGAGCGGATCATGTCAGGTGAGATTGGTTCTCGGGTGCGTAAGGATCAAACGCTATACAAGCAGCCTTATGACAAAGTCTCTGCAAACATAGCGACCAAGGAAGATAAAGATACGCTGCAAGAGACAGAAGAGATCATCCTCAATGCAGCCAATCTTGATGTAGATCCAGAAACGTCCATGAACAATCTAGTGAAGTCTGGACCGGACTTCAATCAGATCAAGAACAACACAAGGGATTACATCAAGGATCTTGCTACTGACAAAGCAGACATCCTATTGAGCACATTGAACCTGCGCCAGCTTGGAGAGGTAGCATCAGATGCATTACCGCAGATCAAGAGTTTTTACCGCGATGTTAATGACATGCTTGCGTTCCGCGATACGCGTATTACCAAGGCGGCTGATATTGCTACGCCATGGGTCGCGTTTAACGACAAGAATCCAGAGTTGGCTAGGGTGCTTGCGGATGTTATGCACGACGCAACCATAGCAGGGATTGATCCAGACAAAAGGCTCGACGAACTAAAGTCGCCTGGCTCGGATTTGTTTGGCGACATTCCTAGTAGGTTCCCCGATCTTGTTAAAAACTGGGAGAAGGTGGCTGCCAATCCAGAGGCTTTGAAGATCTATCGTGAAGTCCGTGATTACTACAAAGAGTCACTAGGCCTTTACAAGCAAGCCCTCAAAGATCGAATCATGGAAAGCATGGAAGAGGGTCGGCCAAGAACTGCTGCCTTACTAAAGCTTGAGGAAGAGTTCACAAGGATCAATGAAACTGGGCCGTACTTCCCCTTGGCTCGCTTTGGCGATTACTGGGTGTCGTTCAATACAAAAGACGATTCAGGCAAGAAAGTCCCTGAGTACTACATGTTTGAGAGTCGCAATGACCAACGCAAGTTCATTGACCAACTCAACAAGCAAGGTATTAAGCACAAGAGTGGCGTCAAGACTAGAGAGATGATTTCCCAAGGCGTGCCCATGACGGGGTTCGTAAGGGAAATGATGGATCTAGTAGATGGCATGAAGGGTGATAAGGAAGCTCTCAAGGACAACATCTGGCAATTGTTTTTAACCATGCAGCCAGACCTGTCCGCCAGAAAGCATTTCATTCATCGTAAGAAGGTGGCTGGTTACAGTCCTGATGCACTACGTGCATTTGCAGAAACGTCTTTCCATGGTGCGTACCATCTTGCTCGGGTGCGTTACAACGGCAGGTTAGAAGCAAGAGTTCTTGAGGCTCGCCAGTACAAAGACAAGAACCCTAGCGTAGAGGCTGATCGGTACTTCGATGAATTGCTGCGTCGTAAGCAGTGGGTCAATGCGCCAGAGGATGTGAATAGCTTTACAAGCTGGGCAACGAGCACATCATTCCTTTACTTCCTTACTGCCCCTGCGTCTGCCTTGGTCAACATTGCACAGACGCCCATGGTTGCGTTCCCGTACCTTGGCGGTAAGTTTGGATACGGTAAGACATTCTCTGCGCTATCTCAAGCCAGCAAGGATTTCTTTGCTAGTGGTATTGGTAAAGACCGTGGGTTTTATGATGTGATCCGAACCTTGAAAGAACGTGCAAAAGAGGAAGGCATCTCAGACTTAGAACGAAAGCGCCGACAGGAAGAACTTGGCGCCATGGAAAAGCTTTATGAAGATGGCACGCTGAATCGTACACAGACCCTGTCACTGGCTGGATTGGCTGAGCGACCATCTGATGTATTGCAGGGCGGGCTTGGTACTGTTATGCGTAACAAGTCATTCACTACGGTGCAGAAAGTTACTTATGGCTTGGGTTATGCCTTCAACCAGGCTGAGGTATTTAACCGGCAGATTACTGCGCTTGCAGCTTATAGGTTAGCCAAGGAGCGCGGCAAGACACCTGATGTTGCCTTGCAGATGGCCAAGGACATTGTGAATGAAACGCATTTTGAATATACGAATGCGACCAAACCACGGTTCATGCAAGGACCAACGGCAAGGATCATCTTCCAGTTCAAGAACTATGCACAGCAGATGACCTACCTGCTTGTACGTACAGTGAATGAAGCTGTACGTGATGCAGATCCAGAGGTCAAACGTGAGGCACAGAAGCGTCTCGGCGGCATCTTATTCATGACCGGATTGTTTGCCGGTTACGAAGGCTTGCCCTTGTACTGGGTTATTGAAGGCGTGATGAACGCCATGTTCGATGATGAAGATGAGCCTTATGACTTTAACAACAGTGCAAAGAATACGATCGCAGATTTGTTTGGATCAAATGCTGCTCGCATCCTAAGCAAGGGCGCCGTATCAGAGATTCTTGGTGGCGATATTGCTAACCGGGTCAGCATGAACGGCATGTGGTTCCGTGATTCCAATAAGTCTGCTGATGAGGTGGAAGCCTTCCGTCAGTTTGTGACTGACCTGGCAGGCCCGTTTGTTGGTATTGGCGTCAATTTTGCTGACGGAATCCAGAAGATTAACGATGGGAATACAAGGCGTGGTATAGAAGCAATGCTTCCCCCCGTATTAAAAGACTTCCTAAAGGTCGCTAGATTTGCGGAAGAAGGAGCAACTACCCTGCGAGGCGATCCAATCGTTGGTGAAGTCAGTACGTGGGGATTGTTCTTACAAGCCCTTGGGTTTACGCCAGTTGATATTGCCCGTGGCTATGAAGCCATGGCTGAGATCAAGGGTATGGATAAAGACCTTGATCAGCGTCGCAAGCGTTTGTTGCAGCAAGTTACCCTGGCCCAGATTAACGGTGATTACACAGCGTTTGGTGAGATCTACGACAAGATCGAAACATTTAACGAGAAGAATCCTGAGAACCCGATCAGCAAAGAAAGTATCAAGCGATCGCTTGCACAGCGTGTCAAGGATTCTGACCGGGCGCTGCGTGGAATTATCGTTAACCCGAAGCGGGAGTACTTGCTGGAGGAGGCGCGGTACCTTGGGGAGGAGGAGTAGCCGGGGATGGTGCAATCACCCGGTTCTCATAATCTATACCGCAAAAGGTTGCGTAGTCTCTCAGGGTTCTAACCTTACCTAACCCGTAGATCCCTAGGTCCTTCTTGCGATACAGAAGATCTGCCATACGTTCGTTGGATCGCTTAGCCATGTCCCACCATCTGACAGTGCGCATCTCATCATCTTCAGATGCCCAGTGTCTTAGCTCTTTGGTTCTTCCATAGAAGTGGTAGACGGGTGCTAGCGGCGGATGTAATACATCGTAGCCATGGGTGTACGCACGTACCGCGATGTTCTGTTCTTCGCCATTGAAATATAGCACTGGGTCATACGGTACTTCATGCACGAATTTACCAAGGGTGAAGATAAAACCTGCGCCTACATGACATGCCGGAACAGGGAAGTCAGACTTCATAACACCAGATGTAAAGGCTAATAGCGGGTCGGCTTCTTTAAACGTCTCGCCTTCTTTGATCTTGGAATAAATAAGATCTTTGGTGTATGAAGTATCTGTGGGCTTGCCATCGATGAACTCAAAGCCACGGGCATAGCAAGAGTAGAGTTTCTTGGGATTAGGGGTGAAGTTACTTTGCATGAGGGCTATGCAAGTCTCATCCCAGTTCTGATCAAACCAACTATGTGAGTCAACCTGCAAGAAGTAGTCTTCATGGTGGTACATAGACTGCGCCACGTGGCGGGCCCAACAAGCACCGCGGGCGTCTACCGATCCAATGAATACATAGCGTATTTGATCTGCGAAGCCAGTCTTTTCAACGGCCCTGTGCTGAGGTATGGAGCCTTGGTCAACAATACCAAACACAAGATCCTTTGGGTTCTTGGCTTTCTTGTAGCAGTCATTGACAGTAAACCAGAGCAAAGGATCTCTATAAGATGCAATGCTAACGAAGATTGTCATACAGTCTCTCAATGGTCATGGCGAGCAGGTCTAGCTCGCTCAGTTTGTATCTTGTATAAAAGCCACGTTCACCAAGTCCATGGACGCCAGAGCTTCCGGTATGGTGGGTTGGGCACAAAGGCACCACAAGGAAGTTGCTCGCTCGCTGACTCATGCCCTGACCTTCGCGGATGTGATGAAGTTGTGCTGGTGTTTGCCCAAGGTCCAGGTGTCTACACAGGATGCATCCCATACTGGCGACGCGATCCATGTGCGCCTTATCAGCTTTCCTAGTCATGCTTGGTCGTTATCCAAAAGCTTCCACTCATCCCCTTTGGTTTTTAATGCGGCCGCAAAGCCTGCGTCATAGCCAGCCCTATACGCTCTGCCATGAGAAGATCGTGAAAACATAAACCTTGTGGCTTTTATATCTATCTGAAGACTTTTGTAATAGTCAGCCCATGATTCATAACCAGGATGAGATTCGGCGGGGCAGGTCCTTCCTTGATTGCAATCGCCATGGCAGGGTGGACAGGTTTTCATTTGTTCTCCCATATACCAATCATTTGATTACCTTGTTGTACCTTGTGATTCATAGCGTTGTAAGCCATTTTGATTTCTGTAATGGCTTCAAGACATTGCTCCATGGCGTTCATGTATTGATGTGATTCGCATAAGTCATACACGTTTCTCATCAACTGGCTTGCTTTAATCAGGTGTCCCGAGTGATCCATACATATATTCCTGTAGTTCTTCGCACATAAGATCACTAAGCGTCTTGCCAAATACAGTCACGGCTTGACCCTTAGTGGATTTAGAAATAACCATCATGGCCTTATCAAAGCCTTGACGGTACCCTTCATGGTAATCCAGAGACGCTGACTCCATGGCGTCGATCGCCTGCCTGACAAGTTCCGAGGCATATCCTGGTTTAGCACGTAGCCTGTCAACCTGATCGGGCCGTAGATAGATTTGGTAAGGCACTAGCTTTCGTTTGTACTTCGTTTCCACTCTTCGTACTCCTTACGTAAATCTATTAATGCAGCCTGGGCCTCGGTGTTTGATGCAAGTTCTGACCTGGACTCAATGTTTAATGCTTCACATATAGCCCTAGCTGCATCATCTTCAGAATGTGCAAAACACCATCCTGTAGCGACACAGAACCTTTGGAACTCTGGGTCTTTAGCAAGGATTCCTGCTGTCTGTACAAAGCTACTGACCTTGGGCCTAACGTATGGCTGCTCATCATCTCCGATCCGCACCATGGCCACGGCGTAACGTGATCCTACAAAGTCACGCACAAGGTCTTGATGTAGATCATCTGGATGTATGGCGAGCGTCAACATAAAGCCTTCTTTGTTTTGACGTAAAGAAACCTTTACACATTCAAAGTTAACTGGATCCACCAAACATCCTTCCAATAAATGATTTGATACGCTGGCCCAATGGGACCGAACGATCCGGTCCGATGCGATCAATGTACTCATGGGTGGTCATCACGGTTACTGGATCATCCTTGGGTCCAATAGCACCAAGCCCGGAGGATGGTGCAATCAATGGCCAGATAACCCACATGGGCCGTTTGAATTTTGTACATACAGAAGCAAGCGACTCACCCTTCCTAACTGCAAGACGGATGGACCGCTCTTCAGCAGAGCCTACAAAGCCCCTGCGCCAACCGCCAAGTGGCGAGAACATATCCTTGCAGTGTTTATAGACCGTTTTGTCAGATATGTTTAGCGCAGACCCTATTGCCTCTGGATGCCAGCCCAAGTTGTATAGGTTATAGATCTCCATCTTGTCATCATCAGAGATGAAGTAGTTGGTTCGTTCGTATTTTTTGGCGGTACGACGGCGCCGCTTCTTGGGCGTTTCCATCAGAATGGGATATTGCTGTCGTCAATAGGATCGCTTACAGGCTTGGCGTTATCAGGCTCCCAGCCTTGACGGACCTTGCAGTTGTAGTACTGACCGCTGCGCCCTTCCTTGGACCACATGGAAAGAGAAAGCTTGGGAGTTTCACCATGCTTTACTTTGTTAGTGATGTAAGCACACAGCTCGGCGGATAGTTCCACGTCCCCGCGAAAGTCTGGGGATCGATCAGTCTTTACCCTGGGGCTGAACAAGTTGGTTGAATCGTAGTATTTAGTTTCCATTGTCTTGACCCTTTGGTTTGTTAATCTCATCCTTGCGCTTCTTAAATGCGCCTAGCAATTCAACATACTTAGTCTCATCAGCCGATTTGATCTGATTGACTGTTGCGATATTCTCTTTCCAGAATGTATTGAGTTCCTTCTCAGACTTTGCTTCTGGTAAAAAGGTTGTAAAGATTTGCATAGCAAAATCAACAACTTCCGCCGTACCCTTAACAACTTCTTGAGGTTTGTTATTAGGCTTGGGTTGTTGCGGTGCTTCAATAACTCCGCCACGTGGCGGAGTTTTCACAGCCGCATTACCGTCATCGTCTTCTGGAGCGATACCGCAAGCCGCCATGAGTGAGTACCTACGTGCATACGTGAGCGCCGATCCATAACCCTGTGCGTCATGCTTTACCGCGGGGACGTGAAGCTTCCCGGCGGACAAGAGTTCTCCTGATGCGTGGATAAATACAGTCTCAACTGTCACGCCATCTTGACACTCATGGGTCATTTGCATCAAAGCAATGCCGTTGTTATTGAGGGCATCGATCACTGCTTCGACGCACGTTGCCAAGTCAGCGTACTTAGATCTGAAGTGTGGGTTGTTACTTTGTTTTAGTGCAGGGCTAAAACCCTTTTGTGCTTTAACTAATGCTTCCGCTATCTGCTTCACTTGCTTCTCCTAGTTGTCTACCAAAATCACAGTACTGTCTTACATCACAAAAACTTGTACATCTTGTATTAGCGCCGGGGCGGTGGACAATCTCTTGTCCGGGCTTCAGTGCATCTTTAGCTTCTTGCTCCGCCAAGAAGACCCTTATGGCACGTTTAGCGCCGGGTTTCATGATGGCCCATGTCTCAGGCTTGGCCCATCGTTCGTCTGGTGTGCACAGTGGCGGATCATCCATCACCGTAGCTGCGTGAAGTGCGATACGACTTTTAATAAAAGCTTCTTGCTCTTCAAAGGTCCACAGTGGTACATCGATCTGTACGATGGGTGCTTCAGGGTAGTCAGCTTGTTTGCCTACGTTCCTGCGGGCCCAGTCCCTGACAATCGCATTGATCTTCAAGCCTACGACGTTATGGCCATGGGCACGGGCAAGATAGGCGTAGCAGTTTAGTTGATATTCCCATTCGATCTTACCTTGCATGACTGCAAAGCTGCTCGTAACTTTCCAGTCCTCGATGATGCGTCCATGTGGCGTGACAACCTGGCGATCGATCGCACCGGAGATCTTCCAGCCATTGATCTCTTTGAAGTACCGCTGCTCAGTGATCACGTCTTCTTCTGAGAACTTATCGAGGATGTGATGGACAGCTGTACCAAATAAACTGAAGACGGTGTCGGATACGTCTTGCTCCATGTCATCGAAGTGCTTGTGCTTGAGCGCCACGACCCGTGGGCTATCGATAAGCTCAGTGACAGATAGCTTGGCGTCGCCTTTGGAATAGTTCTTGTTTCGTGCGAACCGAAGCAGGACATCGGGTAGGTTGTATTTATTAGTGATAATCATGGCTTACTCTCTTCAAACTTCTCCATAGCCGCCTGTAAAAGTTGTAGCACTTCTGGGTTAGGTTCCTCAAGGTAACGGTGAATCCAGAACATAACGTCCTCTGCCGCGAGGATGGCCTCGTATAACCATCGCTCATGGTTCATTTCTCCCTCCGTTTAATCATTTCATCCGCCACAAGGTATGCGATATCTGCGAATGCTACTTCTGGCTTTTGTGATGGGACTTGACCCCACTTGCCCGCGAATATGCCGGTGATTACGGCTGCGGCGAAATAATCTCTAAGGTGCATCCCTGCTGTGTTTGGTTCATGCAGATCGCCGACTTCATGTGGGAATGCGTATTTTGTTTTGATCATCGCTTAACTCCTATGTTGTAGTAGGCAGATACCCGCCTGACAATCTCCATGAAGTCACCAAAGTTGTGAGCATTCTTCAAGGTGTCCATGTCAATGGAATCCCATAGCTCTTCAGCCTCATCGAGCTTCATGGGCTCCACGTCTTCCTTGAGTCGCTCAAGCCTGGCGATCACTTCCTTGAGTGCGTCTATCTGCTTTTGAATAAGTTCTGATGCCAGCATCTCAATATCCCGTGGGCATACCGGCGTGTACCCAGCGGCCGGCATGGTAGAAAATAAACACAAGGGCTAAAAGCACAATTACTCGGAGCGCTCCCGCCCATCGTCCGTACCAATTCCATTCAGATACTGGCTCATTGAGGTAAACGCGCTGGATCCAGAGTTGGTCTTCCGGGATTTCCGTGTGCCACCTGGCGGACGGCCTGACATACTTCGATCCAATACGTGGCCGCTCTGGTCTAAGCGCGACGTGACCTGCTTTATGGGTAATGGGTGGCTTTCTTCTTCCGGTGATGTCCAGCATGGTTCTTTCTCCTGTCTGAAAAGTTTGTAGTTGAGCCTAAAAAATCTTCGCTGCTGATCATCCACGCGCATGACAACATTCTTGGCGATCGCCTTTGGCATGGGCGCATCTTTGTACATGAACACCAACAGTTTCTTGCGTAGCCAACCAGGATCTAATGGCAACCAGTTGCAATAGGTTTCCAATCCTTCGCCCCAGAGAAACTGGAATGCAGTACGCGCATGAACATCAAGGCGGTACTCACGTTTCTTGAGTGGAACCGTAGGCTCGCCTGTGTAAATAGGCTGACGGCATGTGTCGAAGATTGCAGTGTTAATCACCGCTAGTAAGATGCGTTGTTCAGGAATCATTGTGTTCTCCAGTGAAAGAATGGTAACCTATGTTCACAACATATGGCAATATATATAGGAGGTATCCGACCAATGGTTATCAATAGCAGACAGAAGGGCCGGCGCGGGGAGTTGGAAGTAGCCAAGCTGATTTCGCAGGCATTGGATTTCCAAGTCAAACTGAATTATGACCAGGCCGCGGCGGGTGGCTATGATATGAAAGTATGGGGTTGGGCGGTGGAAGTGAAGCGAGCCGAGAATCCCGACTGGCGTGCATGGCAGAGGCAGGCTCTCACCAGTGCATGGAAGGATGGCCTAATGCCGATCCTATTCCATCGAAGGAATCATGCCAGGTACTGGGATGTGTACATGCCGATCAGTGTGTTTCTGGTGGTGTGGGGCGGGCAGGGGCCATTTGATGAGAATGACTGGATGCAGGTATCGTTTGAGGTAGCAATTGCAACGATGAGGATGACCCATGGATCCACGTATACGCAAGGTGATCGTGAACGACATGATCGAATCAATACCCCGGTCGGTGAAGTTACAGATCCGCCAGGAAGTGGCAGAGCGAACGGCACTGGAGTTGCAGATCAGGTCCATCAAGCTGCTGGCTGATACTCACGCATTCAGTATGTGGCTGAAAAAAAACCCCGGCGGGGAGCCGGGGCAACCAACAACGAGGAGACAGTCTTCAGATTAGCATGTTTTAAAAACATGTGCTACGATGCAGTTGTTGTCGTAGCAGACAATGTGATTGAAGGCCGTTTACTCATGCTCTCGACCCTTGTTGCAAGACTCGGGTTCTGCTACCGAGAGCAGTAGTAAGCGGCCTTTTTGCATTGAACGCAGGGATTGCAGACCAAAGTTAGCTGCAAGCCAAGTGGGACTCAGAACCCAGCCGAAACCGATAACTTTGCGCAGCCAGACCGCTAGAAACGCCGCCGTAACTGCGCGAGAGGGCCACGGGGATCTGTCAAAAGCCCGACTGACATGAGTGACCTCGCAAGAGGGATGGAAGACCAGAGACAGGGGTGCGCAGCACCGTAACTTCCATAGTTAGCCTATGCGTAAAGGCTAGCCGTTGATTCCGAAGACTCGTCCGGACGCATCAATGCCACACTAAACCTCTCTCGTAGAGGTTTAGGTGAGTATTTCCGAATCAAACCGAGATCTGAACCGAATGCATAAAGTAAGAAAGAAGAAAGAAGTTATAAATATAAACACGGAACACGGAACACGGATCTTTTTTAAAACCGTTCTAAAGGTTAGATCATGGCAAGGAAGGGTGTTGTATTTGTTGGAGCGTTGTGGACACGGTATTTGAAAAGCCGGATTGGGTATGCGCAGAAGAGCGGCAAGAGTCCTTATGACCTGATTGTTCTGGCGGCTGCTAAGGATGGGATGTACAAACCCCCTGATATGACGACCAAGCAGTGGGTCAAGCTTAATGAGACAAGGCTTAGATCTCTTGCCAATATGGTTAAGAAGCAGCAGGCCGATGCTACGCCAAACGAACTCTCTGCCATGTGGAAACAAAAGAAGATCAACCCGGCGTCTGATGCCTTTCTTGAAACTTACGAATGGCGCAAGGTGCGTATGGAAGCACTGAAGAAATACGGCGCCAGGTGCCAGTGCTGTGGTGCTACCGCGGCCGATGGTGTGCGTATCAATGTTGACCATATCAAGCCACGCAAACTCTTTCCTCATCTGGCATTATCGTTACAAAATTTACAAGTACTTTGTAGTCCATGCAACCATGGCAAAGGTAATTGGGACATGACTGACTGGCGGGATGCCGAGCCGACGCAAGAAGTGCATCTAAAGGACGTAAAGCTACGCATCCTCTGACCGCTCATCGACCTGACGAACGGTATGCACAAACGCATAAAACTGTGGTTAAATACTCCTACCAACAGGAGATAACCATGGACGAAATTATCAAACAGCTTGGCGATAAATGGCCATTCAAATACCACTACTGTGAGGACGGCGAGGTGCTTGAGAAGCAGCCCGTTCCTGAAGAACCTATTGAGGAGGCGCCTTTCTGATGCTCACTGATAAACAGATCAAAGTATTGAAGTACATGAAGAAGCGAACCACGCCGCCCACGGTCCGGGACATATCACTGCAAACGATGATTGACAAGAGCACTTGCTACGCATTGATGAAACGACTTGCGCGTCTTGGATGCGTGGAAAGTTTTTTGCAGAAAGATAAGGACAGGCCGTACATCGTGGCGGAGCGGTACTACCGGTTTATCACGATGGAACCGAAGGAAATAAAAACAAAACCGAAGCCGCCCGCGCCGCAGAAGTTTGCCAAGACCAGGATTACTTTGCCCAACAGCGTTTACAACAACCCATTTAACTTGACGGGGAAACTATGAACTTAGAACCAATCACGAAGCTGTCCAAGGACCTTAAAGCCGCGGCGGCGTATATGTCTAGCGATGAAGCAAGATTCCTGGTTGATTACTACTACATTGCCCAGGAGGACCGTAAGCGTTCCACCAACCAGGTCCGGGCGCTTGATGAAACCAAAGAACCAAATGCTGTGATTAGTTGGCTGGCCGCTCAATCAGAGGCGCTGGAAGAGCAGATTAAGAAGGCATTGGATGTGTACACCAAGAACCATATTATGGGCTCATGGATGCGTCAGATCGTGGGCATTGGCCCGGTCATTTCCGCGGGGCTGTTAGCGCACATTGATATTGAGAAAGCTCCTACCGTTGGGCATATTTGGCGCTATGCTGGATTAGATCCCACAAGCAAATGGGAGAAGGGACAGAAGCGCCCATGGAATGCAGGACTGAAGACGCTTTGCTGGAAGGCTGGCCAATCATTCATGAAATTCTCTGGCCGTGATGACTGCTACTACGGTCACATATACAGAGAGCGCAAGAACTTTGAGATCGCCCGCAATGAGCGTGGTGATAACAAGGAACTGGCTGAGCAACTGAAGGAGAAGGTAAGCAAGAACACGGAAGCTTACAAGCATTTCTCCAATGGTTTACTGCCACCGGGCCAGATCGATGCAAGGGCAAGAAGGTATGCGGTCAAGCTTTTCTTGTCTCATCTGCATGGCGCATGGTATGAGACGCACTTTGGTACGAAGCCTCCGCTTCCCTACCCGATTGCACACTTGGGCCATGCGCATTTCATACCGTCACCTGTTTAACCAAGCTCTGCAAGAGCGCCAAAAGGATTGAGTGAGTCAGGATAGAGAAGTGAACCAAAGCAGTAGAACGAGTCGTGAGCATTGAGCGAACCATCAACAAAGAACGAGTCAATTCGGATGAGAGAACCGCGGCCACTGAACGAGTCAAAGGCCGGAAGAGAACCAGGAATAGGGAACGAGTCTTTAATCAAGAGAGGTCCATCCCAGAGGAACGAGTCAATCTGCGCGAGAGAACCACTATCAGTGAACGAGTCACATCAGGTAAGAGAACCAGGCCGACCAAACGAGTCACACCGACTGAGAGATCCACGGAATCCGAACGAACCAAAGGACATGATAAAACCAATGCGACAAAGTGAGTCACCATGTCAAAGAGCACCAAGTTCGAGGAACGAACCACCCTATGAGAGAGAACCACATAGGGAAAGTGAGCCATGGCTCAAGAGAGAACCAGATCACACGAACGAACCATGTTATTTGATAGAAACGAGATAAGAGAGTGAGTCAGACTTTAAGAGAGAACCACCAATCGTGAACGAACCACTCGTGAAGAGAGAGCCAAAATACTAGAGTGAGTCAAGCGATTTGAGAGAACCACAGAACACGAACGAACCACTGTTTGTGAGAGATCCACCGTAAGAGAGTGAGTCGCAACTGCCGAGAGATCCAGGGAGCTAGAACGAACCGAGGTAGGTGAGAGAACCATGGTCGACAAGTGAGTCAGCCAGGCTAAGGGAACCAAAGTACACGAACGAACCACCAGTAAGAAGAGAACCATGGCATGAGAGTGAGCCAGACATGGCGAGAGCACCGGAGTAATCGAGCTTTAACTAACTAAGAGATAAATATGGAAAGACACCAGTTATCAGCAGCATTCCCTGACATGCCCGATGAGGATTTTGAGGATCTGATTCACAGCATCAAAGAGCATGGTCAAAGAGAGCCCATCACGGTTTATGAAAACAAGATCTTGGACGGGTGGCACCGGTTCCGTGCGTGTCAGCAGTTAGAGATCAATCCAATGACCACCTTGTACGAAGGCAATGACCCGGTGTCTTTTGTCATTGATCTAAACCTCCACCGCAGACACCTTTCACCCAGCCAAAAGGCGATCGCTGTTGTGTCTTGCAACGCATGGCTACAAGAAGGTAGACCTCATAAAACTCCGCCACGTGGCGGAGTTGTTACACCTGCTTACAAATCAGCGGAGCAGATGGCTAAGGAAGCTGGGGTTGGTACGCGGACGGTAGAGCGAGCCAAGAAGGTTGCACAGTCAGGCGACAAGGATGTCATTGAGGCGGTCAAGAAGGGCGCTATGAGCCTATCAGAGGCTATCAAGACCGTAGACAAGAGTGACCCAGAGAACGCGCCTCCTGCGCCCGTTAAGCCGGTCCTGAAGTCAGCTGTTGCCAAGGAGAAGTATGACGAGCTAAAGCAATCCTATGACGACCTGGACGAGCGTTACCAAGAGTTATTGGATAACTACCAAGAGCTGGCCAAGGAAGTGTCGATCCTTACAGCGCTCAAAGAGACAGAGCACTACCAGGTCATGAAAGAGATGCAGTCCACGATCGACAACCTTACCGAGGCACGGGACAAGTGGCAGCGGGAGTGCGCCGAGCTGAAGAAACAAGTTCTGTATTGGAAGAAGAAGGTGGCATGAATGAGCTGGCTTTATTCGCGGGCGCTGGTGGAGGAATACTCGGAGGGCATTTGCTCGGATGGCGAACCGTCTGTGCAGTCGAATGGGAGCCCTATGCCGCAAGCGTACTTGTGCAGCGACAAAATGATGGGATTCTCCCGCCTTTCCCGATTTGGAATGACGTTCAGACTTTTGACGGAAAGCCGTGGAAAGGCATTGTTGATGTCGTATCTGGAGGGTTTCCCTGTCAGGACATCTCTTCACTTGGAAAAGGAGACGGCCTTGACGGTGAAAGATCAGGTATGTGGCGAGAAATGGCGCGGATCGTGGGTGAAGTACGACCACGCTACGTCTTTGTGGAGAACTCACCAATGCTCACTTCTCGGGGGCTTGACCGAGTTCTCGGAGACTTGGCCAAGCTGGGGTTTGATGCGCGATGGGGAGTGCTGGGAGCTGGGCATATTGGAGCCTCCCATGCCCGCCAAAGAATCTGGTTGGTGGCATCCGACCCCAGTCAGAAGCGATTACAAGGGTGCCAATTTAAGGGGTTCAAAGCAGCGGGAATCTCAATTGAAAGAATGGCTGCACGTTCGATTTTCCCAAGGTCGCAAGACGACATACCCGAACCCTTGGTTCTTGGAGCGAGTAATGGGATGGCCAATCGGATGGACAGAACTGCGGCCCTTGGAAACGGACAAGTTCCAGCAGTGGCAGCAACAGCATGGAGAATTCTTGGGGGATCAACATGCTGATCGAAAGTCTGCGTGACTACCAAATCAAGGCACTGGAAGAGCTACGTGATGGTGTCCGCCAAGGGCACCGGTCGCAGATCTTGGTTGCGCCTACCGGAGCGGGCAAGACTGTAAGTGCAAGCTACTTACTGAACGAAGCAAGGGCCAAGCAGAGCGTGGCTTGGTTCATATGCGATCGCGTGTCACTGGTAGACCAGACCAGCGCAACACTGGATAGGTATGGTGTACCCCATGGTGTCATACAGTCGGATCACTGGCGGTGGCGTCCATATGAATACGTGCAGGTTATATCAGCACAGACATTGGCAAGACGCAAGATAGATAATGAGCCAAAGTTAATTGTTATAGATGAATGCTTTGCTGCGGGTTCGATGGTATCAACGGTAAATGGTGTAGTTCCAATAGAACTTGTGCGTCACGGCGATTTAGTGTTAAATGCCACTGGGGTAGGTCGAGTGCTTGCAACTAGCGCCAGACCTCTTGGCAAACGCAAACTCGTAAAGGTGACCTTCGATGATGGAAGCGAAATACATTGCACGGAAGAGCATAGATTCTTTACCACCGAACTTTGGGTTCAAGCCGGGAAGTTGGCCGGAAAAAGTGTTCTCGATGAGAAAAGCATGCTTAGTTTGTGGGATAGAAATCAAACCATCAATTTATCTTTCGAAGAGCGGATCGGTTCAATTTCCATCGCGGAAAGCATGGGAGGAAAAGCAAACATGCTCTCGATCCTGTGCGAAGAAATTGAAAAATCCCATGCACAACGAGTCAATCAGGAAGTCCGTAAGCCAAACATTAAAACTGATTGGTCACAAGCCAAAGATCCAAGGGGGGAATGGCAGGGGTTTGTCGAAGCCGCAAGCGATGCTGCTAGAGAAGCTTGGAGAAGGCTGGAAAGCCGAGTTTGTGGTGACAACAAAACTTCGGAATTTGGGATACCCACACCATTACAAGATAGATCTAGCGAACCAAGAGAGGATGATTGCAATCGAGGTAGACGGCGGGAGTCACACCACACTGGAAAGGAAAGAACAGGACAGGAAAAAGGATCTGTTTCTTGTATCCCAAGGGTGGTTAGTGTTGAGATTATCGAATCAGAAAGCGATCGACCTGTGTTTAACCTGCACATCGAAGGACACCCTTCTTACTTTATTAACGGAAAATTAGTCCATAACTGCCATACCGTTTTCAAATCTGTAGCAGATGCTATTAATAGATATCCGAATGCTGTTGTTGTTGGATTAACTGCAACGCCATTCACAAAAGGGTTATCTAATATATTCAGCAACGTAGTAAACAGCACCACGACCGATAAACTAATTAATGACGGTTGGTTAGTTCCCGTTAAAATGTTTGTAGCGAAATCCGAAATGGATATGCGCGGCGCCGAAATTAAGTTTGATGGCGAGTGGGCAGAAAAAGACATGGAAAAACAAGGGGTTGCGATCGTTGGCGATATCGTAACCGAGTGGATACAGGCTACCAATAAACACTTTGGCGGACCAGTAAAAACAATTGTATTTAGTACAACCGTTGCACATGGTGAGGAGTTGTGCAGGGAGTTTGCACAAAGGGGTTATAACTTCCAGCAGATTAGTTATAAAGATGGTAATAACGAACGACGCAGGGAATTAATAGATGAGTTTAGAAAACCTGACAGCGAAATAATCGGATTAATATCTTGTGAAGCATTAGCAAAAGGATTTGATGTTACAGATATAAAAATCGGTGTATGTGCGAGGCCGTATAGAAAATCATTATCTGGGCATATACAGCAGATGGGCAGGGTTATGCGCCCGCATTCAGGAAAAGAATACGCTGTCTGGTTAGATCACGCAGGCAATCTGACTCGGTTTTGGGATGATCAGGTAGAGGTATTTGCCCATGGTGTGAAGGAATTAGAGGGCGGGAAGTTAGATGCCAAGGTACGCAAGGAGCCGACTGAGAAAGAGAAGGCAGAGATTAAATGCACGGCATGCGGGTACATGTTCCGCGGCCGGGTTTGTCCATCGTGCGGGACGGAGCGCCGATCAACCAGCAATGTGCTGAACATGGCGGGTCAGATGGTGGAGTTTGGTGGGGAGCGAAAGCCTGACTGGATGGCTGACAAGAAGTTGTTGTGGTGGGAGATTGTGCAGATCAGCAAGGACAGGAAAGGCAGGGATCTTGCGGCGGCGGAGAGGTTTGCCAAGGCGCAGTTTAAGAACCTGACGGGTGACTGGCCTAAGTACAAGTTCCAGGATGCGCTGTTTGTGGAGCCGAGGATGGTTACGCAGAACAAGATCAAGCAGCAGGTTATCAAGTATGCAAAGAGTAAGTTTGGCAGGAGGTTGGCATGACGCCACAGGAAATCGTGAGAGCGCTAGAAGCCAGGGGTATGACACATCACCAGATTGCTAAGTCTATTGGTGTAACGCAGTCATCGATATGGCGTATCGCCGCGGGGATAACGACAGGCCCGAAGTACTGGGTCATGGATTCATTGAGGTTATTACTTGGAGTCAAGATATGAGCAGAGAAGCTATGAAACTGGCGCTTGAGGCGTTGGAGGAAATCAACAAACTAAGCATTGGTGAAAACGCCATATGCCTGCCAGCGGAGATTGATGGTGCGATGGACGCCCTGCGCGAGAGGCTGGCGCAGCCGGAGATGGAACCCTGCGCCGGACGCAACTGCGGCAGTACCAACCCCAATCTGCACTCGGCTGAGTGCTTTGAAGACTACGAGCAGGCAACGGGAATGAATCAGTGGGTTGGGCTGACCGTAGATGAAATCTGGAAATGCAACAAATCAAAAAGTGGCAGTGCTGTGGAGTTTCACATTTGCTATGAACATCAGAACGTGTTGGATTTTGCGGAATCTATTGAAACCAAACTCAAGGAGAAGAATCATGGATAGAGAAGACATCATCAAGCTGGCGCGGGAGGCTGGTTTTAACCCAGTCTCATACACGGGCGCAAACCTCGAATTATTTGAACGCTTCGCTGCACTTGTTGCAGCACATGAAAGAGAGGCGTGTGCAAAGGCGTGCGAGGAACGGCAAGAAGTTTTTCAAAAGTATTACACCAAAGGTCTTGCAGCGATGTGCGCCGAAGCCATACGAGCAAGGGGGCAAGCATGAGCAAGATTCAGCCATTCAATTCAAAGTGGAACGCAACCGCAGCATTGTCTTGTGCGCTTGATGAGACTGAGCCTGACGAGCAGGTGATTGTGGTTGTCCGCAAGAAAGATGGTAGCCGGTGCAAGTACGCTGCCAACATCACAAACATGGAAGTGTACTGGGAAGCCGGTGTTCTTCAACACGAAGTTGTATCAGGGAGATATGAGAAATGAAATTCAGAAAAAAGCCCGTGGTCATTGAAGCCACACAATGGTTCAAAGAAAGTGATCACCCGCATGTAAAACTGCGGAAAGGTTCCACAGCCAACAATTTTTCAGCGTACATACCAACGCTTGAAGGGCCGATGGAAGTCGCCACTGGTGACTGGATTATCACTGGCGTGAAGGGCGAACACTACCCATGCAAGCCTGACATTTTTGAAATGACTTATGAAAAAGTTAAAGCAAGGGGTGAGCAATGACACGAGACGACATTATCAAGCTGGCGAAAGAGGCTGGTGCCAGTTTTGAGACTGCCGAGTCTATGTTCAAGTTTGCCACCCTTGTCGCAGCGGCAGAGCATGAAGCGTGTGCGAAGTTGTGTGATGAGAAAGTGGACGCTGAATATGCGCAAAAGCCTGTTGAATGTATGTGCGGCATTTGCAAGCTCGGCAAACGTGAATGGGTTGGGCTGACGGATGAGGAGATTGCTAGAGAGTTTTACAAGTTTGAAGCCGCTGATGCGTGGTATCAGTTTTCCCGCGCAATCGAAGCCAAGTTAAAGGATAAGAATCATGGCTAAACTTCCATACACATTTACCATCTGCCCAGATGAGGAACCGCCAAAGTTGTTTACCGCATTAACGCCAAGATTGCTCTTTGCCATGCGTAATGGTGTTGTAGACATGACGATTGACCAGAAGCAGCTTATTTGGCCTGCCTCAAGAAAAGGGGTGACAACAATAAATAATCATAAGGACAAATCAAAGGAGAAGAGCGATGGATAGAGACGACATTATCAAGATGGCAAGAGAAGCTGGGTTCAATCTAGAACAGGGATTCTTGTTGCGTGTGACAGGCATTGATGAAGATCTTGAACGCTTCGCTGCACTTGTCGCTGCTGCCGAGCGTGAGGCAATTGCTAAGTCACTGGATAAGCAAGCAGACCTTGCCTGTGATGAGTTTGACAGGCAGTGGGCGCAAGAAATGGCGGCGGCGGTCAGAGCAAGGGGAAACACATGAACATATATCCATTCGCAGGAGAAATCAAAATGACCAAAGTAATCAAAGACGGGCAGGAAGTGATTGAGTGGGAGCAGGTTGATATGTCAAAGCATTCATACGGGAGCCTCGGTATTGGCACTCCATCGCAAGTCAAGTGGGATGCGTCTGCTCCACTCACAATGGGTAAACCTGTTGAGCGTATACGTTTCATGATGAGCAATCAAGAACCAGCAGCGTATTCGTTCGCTCACTCAACAATCGAATGGGCACGATTAGACAAGGATTTTAACGTCACGCATCTTGACATCGACTTATGCGCTAAAGGTCCGCAGAATGTTTACACAACACTCGCACTTGCTATATGGAACAAGGCGATTGAAGAGGCTGCTAAGTATGCGGCAAGTGAAGGTAATGACGTGCTGGCCGATTCAATAGGGGAGCTGAAGATATGAGTGAAGTTATGAAACCTGATCCGATTGCATGGGTGTATCAAAACGCAAACACTGAGCACCAGTATCTCGTGTGGCACAAACAAGAAGGGGGTCGTAACTGGACGCCGCTATTTACACTTCAAGATGTTCAGGACGCCATCCTTGCCGAGCGTGAGGCGTGTGCGAAGTTGTGTGATGTGCTTGCTGTACATCCTGAATATGCGTCAGACATTACAAAGGTGGCCGCGCAAGCAATCCGAGCAAGGGGAGAGAAATGAGCTTTGTTGCACATGCACAGGCCCATGGTTTGATCATCAACCATGCCATACCTGATGGCCGGTGGCACCGGGTACCCACGGTAGACAAGCCACGCAAGAGGAATGGTGCTTACATCTTTGATGGCAACTCAGGAGTGGTGAAGAACTGGGCGACCATGGAATCGTTTGCCCGGTATGGTGAAAAGGTCAGCCAGTTCATCAAATATTTTGACGATACTGAAGAGCGTATCAAGCATGCACGAGCGGCAAGGCAAGCCCAAGAGATCATTACACGAGCCATGTTCAGTGAGCACGAATACCTCAAGCGCAAGGGCTTCCCGTCGATGAAGGGTCTTGTCGCTGATGAAGAGTTGATCGTACCCATGAGGGACTTCAAAACCTACCAACCAACGAGCGTGCAGCGTATCAAGGCGGATGGGAGCAAGAAGTTTTTGCCAGGTGGCCGGACGAAGAATGCGGTTTTTGTATTGGGCAACCGCCACGCGGCGGTGTCGTGGTTGTGCGAGGGGTATGCGACAGGGTTGTCGATTCAAGCTGCGCTGCGGTCGATGTATTCCGATGCCGCGGTGATTGTGTGCTTCAGTGCGTACAACTTGGCGCACGTGGGAAGGCAAGTGAAAAAGGGTTTCGTGTTTGCGGATCACGACGACGCAGGTATTCGCGCAGCTGAAGAGTTGCCTTGGCCATGGGTAAAAAGTGATGCGCCCGGAGAGGACGCGAATGATTTGCACCGCAGGGCTGGCCTGCGGGCGGTTCGATCAGTGCTTAAGGGCGCGGTACTCGGCGAGCGCAGCATCGATCAAGTCGTGCGCCTGGGCATCAGTAATACCCCACAAGCGGCAGTGCATAGCAAACGCGCAAGCTAAACCATGCGCGGCATGGGCTGGGTGGTCGAATAGTTCAGGCAAAGCCGACATGATATCGGCTATGCCTTCTTGTATCTCGATGTACTGTTGCGCCTTCATGCATCCATCATACGGCAGAAAAGCCGAAACACCACCATGCACCGGGCCCTTGTTGAATCATGCCGGCTGGGCTCCACATCTCCGCAATCCGCTCGTCGGCTAAGTCGATCAAGCTTTCAGCGTATGCCTTAGGTTCACAGTGCTTAGGGCATCGGATGATCACAAAATCGCCTTTGTCCGCTAGCGTGCCAGTGAAACCGTTAGTTCCGAAAGCTAATCGGGCTTCGTGCGTGCCAATATCAAAAGCCCTTGACGGGCTTTCACCTGCTACCAGTTGGATAAAGGGCTGGAGGTTCATCGGAACCACCGCGCAACTACTGATCTGGGTAGCTCACGGCGTGCGGCTTTGCGTACGGCTTCGCCTGTGGGGGATGTCATATCTTCGGCAAATCGAAACCAAATTGCGGAGGATAGAACGGCGCAAACGGCGGCGCGGTATTCAGTGGGCCAGTATTGGCCGGTGCAGTATTCGACCTCGGCGCGTTCTATGCCTTCGTTGATGCTCAGGCGTCCGCTGTAAGCGCGGAAGGTTGACTCAATCAAATCGTCGGCCGTGATACTGGGGCGGCGGCTGACGTAAGCGAGCATTTCGCGGGCGTGGTGTAGGTCTTTGGTGATGCTGCGGAGCTCTGATCGGTAAGCTGACAGGTCGCCGTAATTCCCGTATTCAAGGCCCGGGCGCTGCTTAATCCAGCGATAAAGGCTGTCAATGATGGCTTGTTTTCTCTGTTCCATGGTTTGGTTCTCTTGGTTGCGGTGCAAAAGCGCACCCCAAAGCCCCGCACGCGGGGCGATGGGCTAGGCTCTCGAGGGGTCGAAACGTGGGAGCGATCTGATCCAAGCATCACCCCGGCAGTGGGTCTCAATGATCTTGTAAGCGATACCAGCGCGGCTAAGGGCTGCACAAAAGCGCGGTCCGTCGCAGTCCTCCTCGAGCCAGACTAAATCTCCGGTCTGGTATGAGTAAGGCGAGACATGCTCGAGCAAGTCTAGGCGGGCAAGCATGGCGCGGTCGGCACTGATCCAGCCGTGCCCGGGGTCTTGTACGTAATCAAGGGTAAGCATGGGAAAACCTCCAAGGGAGAGCCCCCGAAGGGGCGGAAGGGTTAACGAAGGGATAAGCCAAGGATGACCGAGACAATCAAAGCAATTGCATGCAAGACAAAGAAGCTGCACGCGAACAAAGCAAAGCAAAAGGCAAATCGGTCGAAGTGCTTATCAAGTAGGTTGTAAAGGGTTCTCATGTCATGCGCTCCGTGTTGTTTGTTGAACATGCAACATATTGTAGGCTTGTTTTGTATTGTCACTCAATAGCCATACATCAGCCAGGATCAACCACTCATCGCTTGTAATCTACCGCCGATCGGTTATCATGCGTTCGCATAACGTTCACACGTCAAGGGAAGGGCAAAGCATGGCAATGGAAGGGCCTGAGCTACCAGCGGCAGCATTGAAGGCAATACAGCGGGGAGTGCCAGCAGATAAGGTATTGATGCCAGCAATCGACCTAACACCCAAGCAGCGCAAGTTTGTGCAGGCTATAGCAGAGGGATCAACAAAGCGCGATGCATACCTTCAGGCTTACGATACAAACGGCAATCCAAAGCAGGTAGGCGTTGAAGCTTGGGCGGTGGCCAATCACCCGAAAGTGACCAAGGCGATCGAGCAGCAACAAGCGGTTGATAGGCTGAGGTATTCGCAGAACCCCCTACAGATCCGCTCTTTCCTCGTCGATAGCCTCCAGCACATAGCACGCACGGCCAAAAAGGACTCCGACCGGCTCGGTGCGTTGCGTATGCTCGGCCAATTGGCGGACGTTGCAGCCTTCGAGACTCGGTCAACCGTCACGCACCAAAGCGGCAGCGATACCACGGCACGGCTCAGGGAAAAGCTTGCCAGGCTGGGCGCGATCGAGGTCGAGGCCCGCCAAGTGGCGGAGGAGGGGGGAGATACCCCCACCGTACCCCCACCCCCACAAACAGGCCGGGCTTCTGGTGGGCCGACTAGGTCCACTAATCCACACGAACGTTCCGAAGAAAACACGCTTACACCAAACTTACACGAGCGTTCCAGCGATCCTGACGGCCACCTTACGCCAAACTTACAAGAAGACCTTACACCAAACTTACAGGGGTACCCCCATGAAGAGAAAATAACTCCGCCACGTGGCGGAGTTTTTGAGGAAGAGGCCCCCTTGGAAGAAAGTTTGGGTTCCCATAGTGGGGGTAGGAGAAAAAAGGAGAGGCCGATATGGGAGGATCCGAAGAGGTGGTATGCGGAGACGATGGGGGAGGTGCCGAAGATAGAGTGGCAGCCGAGGGAGGAGGCTAGGGATGAGGTGCAGAAGAGGTTGAGAGATGACGAAGGCGGAGGCTAAGGTTTTGTTGGCGGTGAAGACTTGGTGGGAGTTGTATCACTTTGGTCCGTCGTATGACGATATACGGTTTGTGTTGTTACAGGATAGTAAGAGCAATGTGCATAGGTTGGTGAAGAGTTTATGTAAGCAGGGGTATTTAAAGAGGACGCCTGGGAAGAGTAGGAGTGTTAGGGTGGTGAGGAAGAAGGATGGATCTTAGGCAGTTAGCTAAGGCGGCCGCGGGGAAGTTGCATCTTCTTACTGAAGAGGAGAAGCGGTTATTGCTTAAGGAGATAGAAGAGTTAGAGGCGGAGGATGCTAAGAACCTAGCGCAGAATAACTTTATGGGGTTTGTGAAGCGCATGTGGCCGGGGTTTATACCGGGGCGGCATCATGAGATTGTTGCAAAGGCATTTGAGGATGTAGTGAATGGGAAGAATAAGCGGTTGATTATTAACATGGCCCCGAGGCACACCAAGAGTGAGTTTGCCAGTTATTTATTACCTGCTTGGTTTTTGGGTAAGAATCCTGATAAGAAAATTATTCAGACTTCGCATACGGCGGAACTTGCCGTGGGGTTTGGACGGAAGGTAAGGAACTTAATTGACTCAGAAGAATACCACGCTGTATTTGACGGGGTGAAGTTAAGGGCGGATAACAAAAGTGCTGGTCGGTGGGCAACGAATAAGGGTGGGGAATATTTTTCGATTGGTGTTGGTGGATCGGTTACGGGTAAGGGGGCGGATTTATTAATTATTGATGATCCGCATTCTGAACAGGAAGCTAAGTTGGCTGCTCATAAGCCGGATATATTTGATTCTGTGTATGAGTGGTATACGTCAGGGCCGAGGCAGCGTCTGCAACCTGGCGGGGCCATAATCATCGTCATGACCAGATGGTCGTTAAGAGACCTTACTGGGCAGGTAATTAAAGCGAGTCAGACGAGGGGTGGTGATGAGTGGGAGGTGATTGAGCTTCCTGCGATCATGCCTTCGGGTAAACCGGTGTGGCCGGAGTTTTGGAAGTTAGAAGAATTAATGGCGCTGAAGGATGAGCTTCCGGTAAGTAAGTGGAATGCTCAGTACCAGCAGCAGCCGACGGCAGAAGAAGGTGCGATTGTTAAGAGGGAATGGTGGATGCGGTGGGAGAAGGATAGGCCGCCGCCGGTGGATTTTATTATCCAAAGTTGGGATACTGCTTTTTTAAAGAGTAATCTGGCGGATTATTCAGCTTGTACGACATGGGGTGTATGGACAAGCGAGGAAGGTGATACCAATATTATTTTGCTAGATGCTTTTAAGGATCGGTATGAATTCCCAGAGCTTAAGCAGAAGGCTTATGAAACCTACAAAGAGTGGGAGCCAGATGTATTTTTGGTTGAAGCAAAAGCAGCAGGAAGTCCCCTTATCTTTGAACTCAGGAGGATGGGTATACCGGTCAGCGAATACAGTCCCACGAAAGGGAACGACAAAGTTGTCCGCCTAAATGCGGTGTCTGATTTGTTTGCTTCCGGGAGGATATGGGTGCCGGAGCGAAAATTTGCGGATGAGTTAATTGAAGAGGTTGCCGCTTTCCCTGCTGGTGAGCATGATGACTTGGTGGATTCTATGACTCAAGCTTTACTACGATTTAGGACTGGCGGGTTCTTGAGCCTACAATCGGATGACGAAGATCGAGAGCCGATGTATCGTCGCAAGGTCGCTTATTACTAGGAGCCAAGATGGAACCTGCACTTTATCCTGCGCCGTTGGGTTTAGACGCCGCCATGGAAGATTCAAATGAAATTGAAATTGAGATTGAAGACCCTGAGTCAGTCGCTATATCTACTGATGGTGTAGAGATTATCTTTGAGGCTGAACGTGAACAGCCAGAAGATCATGACGCTAATCTTGCTGAATATATTGATGATCGAGAGTTATCGACAATAGCCAGCGATTTACTTGATGACTTTGAGACCGATCAGTCCTCAAGAAAAGAATGGGTCGATACTTATGTAGATGGGCTAAAGCTTCTTGGTATGAAGTATGAGGACAGGACGGAGCCATGGCCTGGTGCTTGTGGTGTGTTTTATCCATTGCTATCAGAGGCTGCGGTTAGGTTTCAGGCCGAGTCCATTATGGAGACTTTCCCTGCGTCGGGCCCTGTTAAGACACAGATAGTTGGAAAGCTATCTAAGGATAAGGAAGATGCCGCAGAGCGGGTAAAGGATGATATGAATTGGCGTCTGACAGAGCAGATGCCTGAGTATCGCCCTGAGCACGAGAAGATGTTGTGGTCATTATCCTTGGCAGGGTCGGCATTTAAGAAGGTTTACTACGATCCAGCACTGGGCAGACAGGTGTCTATGTTTGTGCCGGCCGAGGATATTGTGGTTCCTTATGGCGCAAGTGATCTTAGGTCTTCACCGCGTATCGCACAGATTATGCGTAAGACTAAAAATGAGGTTAAAAAGCTCCAGCACGCAGGGTTTTATCGAGATGTTGATCTAGGCGAACCGTCTGGTGTACTCGATGATATTGAAAAACGCAAGGCGGAAGAGCAGGGTATGTCCGCCACGATGGATGATCGGTACCGAATCATCGAAATGTGCGTGGATTTAGACCTTGCAGGATTTGAAGATAGCGACAAAAATGGTCCCACGGGTATTGCTTTGCCGTATATAGTGACCCTTGATAAGGGTACAAGCCAGATTTTGGCTATCAGACGCAACTGGTATGCCGATGATCCGTTGAAATTAAAGCGGATGCACTACACACACTACATTTACATCCCAGGTTTCGGGTTTTATGGTTTTGGTTTGATTCACTTGGTGGGTGGTTTTGCTAAATCAGGCACCTCTTTGATCCGCCAACTGGTGGATGCGGGTACGTTATCCAACCTTCCAGGCGGTTTGAAGTCCCGTGGACTGCGAGTAAAGGGTGATGACACGCCAATTGCCCCCGGTGAGTTCCGTGATGTGGACGTTCCGTCCGGATCTATCAGGGATAACATACTTCCTCTACCTTATAAAGAGCCAAGTCAGGTTCTTTATCAGCTATTACAGACAATTGTTGAAGAAGGAAGGAGATTTGCAGCTACGGCTGACATGCAAATCAGCGATTTATCAGCAAATACCCCAGTTGGAACGACATTAGCAGTATTAGAGCGTACATTAAAGGTAATGTCTGCTGTTCAGGCGCGTTTACATTATTCAATGCGCCAGGAATTTAAGTTATTAGCAGCGATTATTAGAGATTATCTACCCACTGAATATAATTATGACGTAGATTCACCAATCGGTAGGGCGGTTAAACAATCTGATTATGATAATGTCGATGTAATTCCTGTATCAGATCCAAATGCTACAACATTAGCGCAGCGTGTAACGCAATATCAAGCAGTATTGCAATTAGCAGCGCAAGCGCCTCAAATATATGATGTTCCTGAGTTACATAAACGTATGCTTGGGGTATTAGGTATTAAAGAGATTGATAAATTAATACCAGTGACAAAGCAATTAGAGCCGCGTGATCCAATATCTGAGAATATGGATTTATTGGTTATGAAACCAGTAAAGGCATTTATATATCAGGACCACGAAGCGCATATTGCAGTACACCAAGCGGCATTAAATGACCCATTATTAAGAC